AATGTATATTGGAGTCTGACATATTTAAACCTACTGACTAGTTTTGAACTTAGAGATAATTTTGATTTGCTTAAGAATCTCTCATCAAAACTCAGTCGCACCATATTTGTATTCAACTTCGGCAATGGCCCGTGCCACCCTTGTAAATAACCCCTTAATGTCTTCGGTTGGGTTTCCAGCTTCGTTCTTTAAAAGATATCTTTTTTCCAATATCTTGACTGAATTCTCCGTAAATGGCCTTGAAACAGCTACCACAACAAACTCCTACTTCCACAAAAATAAAAATGGCCCTATCACAGGAGCCGTCAACGATTATTGAACAACTCCTCAGTTTATGACACTCGTAATTCGCCCCACTTAGCAACCATTAGAGCATCAATAGCATCCTGGGAATATGTGCTAACGCTTTCCCCGTAAATCTTTTGGGCCATGGCCCTAACCTTATCTTTATCAGCTTTACCATGACCCACCACATCTTTCTTCCATGTCATCACATTAACGGTGAAAACATCTATGTCATGGTGGGTAAAGATCGTACGACACATTGCTAAGATGTGTACCAGCTTGATTAAAGATTGACGGTTCTGAACTAAGGGGATGTCTTCAATGCAGATTAAATCATCGGAAGTGACTGAATCTCTAACCCACGGAAACATTTGACTGTAAAGTTCTTTGAACCGAATCTCCCATGATCTAGATTTAGAGGTCAATTCTACCACTTCAAAGCCCTTGTTGGGAAGCAATTTTGCAATGGCTATCTTCGAAGTTGATAGGTCAAGACCATACACACTCATATCTTAAAGCGTTCCTGACCACGCCTAGTGACTACTCTACTCACAGTATCGAATTGAGATTCATACAAACTTAGACGACCTTTAAGAATCTTAAACTCAGCGTTCAAATCAATAATTCTCAATTTAAGAGTCTGAAGTTCTGGATTCTCAATTAGAGTCTGTCCAATCAATGAATCCTTTAATAGTTTTTTAGAAGAATCATTCTCCAGCCGAGCGATAGCGGTTGCTTGCATCAAACTATATCCTTCAGTAAGTATATATACCTCTCCATCAATCTTAGAGAGTTGATACACCATATGACCACGCCAAGATCCTAAAAATAACAACCAATCATCTAGTTCGACATCAGAAAGATTATCTGCATTACTGGGAAATGCATAAGTGGTCCCACTTACAGGTCTAATTGGAGATGGATAATCTCCATCTAATGCACGTAATTCCCCCGCTTTTGAAATAAAAGTATTAACATTGACCATTAGTTTTAAACTCCTTGGATAAAATAATCTTTTTCACAAGTTTTTCGGTAATTACACCAATCATGATTCCAGTCAGGCTGATATGGAACACGCTCAGAACGTTTAACATATTCAAGTACACGTCGAAACTTATCTAGAGTAGCTTCAACAATAGAATCATCACGCTGAATTTCACAAATTGTATATTCTTGATTATCTTTATTGATGTAAAAAATCATACCCTCACTAATTCCGGTCATCAGTGAGTAAAGATTCCATTGCATCAAATGATCCGGACGGGGTAGCTCTGTCTTACGCTTCGGATTAGCCATTGATTTAAGTTCCAAAAGAAACTGTTTATCATCTGAAGGGCGTTTGATTATGGCATCATAAAATCCTCTGATAGGAGGATCATCATAAGTGATTTCTTGCTCTGAAGAAACCATAATCCCGGTTTCAGTTAAACGTTTTTCAACAAACTCATGAAAGACAGTCCCAACCGCCATACGTCGCAAGCTGTTATCGGAAATGGGATCCTGATCATAGCCAAGCATGTAATAATATAATGCACGAGGGCATAAATGAGCCTGCGAAGGACTAAAATGAGTTCTTACATAAGGCTTTCGTTGTTGATCTTTTTCATAATCATCAAACGTAGATTCTAACCAATGTTTCGAATTTTCTCTTTCCCGCAAAATACTACTAAGTTTCGGCATTAATCTTTCCTTGAGCAAATTTCATAAGATTTTGGATAAAACTAGATTTGAATCTACCATTAATTTCGTTGTTGCTGTATCGCCAAATGACTAACTCATAGTCACGGAACAATTCTTCATCTCTTTTCTGATCTCGTTTCTTAAAATGATGAGGACCATCTAATTCAATCCCCAGATGTAAATCAGATATATAGACATCCACCACATATGGAGGAAAATCCTCTTCTAGGCTAGAACCAAACCCCGCCTCTTTGACCCAAGCAGCAACTGTAAATTGCTGTTTAGTATCTTTTTTGCGAGGTTCGTTCTTCACTTACCTATTCTCCGCATTGTGGGATTATCATTATCATATCTATTAGTGTTAGGAGGTCCTGGACGACCTGCACGGTCAGTAACACGGTCTGAGTTGAGAAGATTGGAAGCCAACAAGTCCGGGTCACCAGGGTCAGTCATATTCAACAAGGTATTCTCATTCGGCTCCAGTTCTTCTGCCCCGATAATTCGATTGAAAGCCTCAGGATCAACGGGTGGAGCATTCTCTACTGCCACCTTACGACGTTGTCGTTTCTTCTTCTTGGGAGGTTTCTTTAATCCTTCACTAATCTCAGCAGTCATTTCTGCATAGATTGCTCTCACATCATTTCTAAGACGATCAGCAAACTTGTCTGCAATCTCTGCGGCCAATTCATCATCCACATGATAAACACCTTCTAACATGCTACCAAAGGATGAAAGAATTCCATGTAAATCTTCTGCTAATGTACCTACGGATGTAGTCATACGGCACTCCTTACCTCTTCTGCAATAACATCTTGAAGGTCTTCGGATTCTTTTAGAATCTGAAGAAACTTCTCCCGTCCCATCCCTTTTACAATTTCACCTGTGGCCTCATTCGTATAACTATACTGTGGACCACTCTGTTTAATTATATCTAGATCCTTAGCTTGCATGAACAATTCATAAAGAGGATCTGGTAACCCCGTAAAATAAAATGGCACAGCGGCCGTTAGAAGGGGAGTATGAGTTTTATTCTTCTCCGCCTTCATATTGATGAAAAATCCCTTAGGCTCTTTAGCATCACCAATCGTATCACCTTTACGTACTCTAACCATTATACGACTAAAGAATTCTTGTCCTTTCCCCCCTGGCAACACATCTCTAGTTATATATCCACCGATACCAGCACGAATCTGATTGATTAAGATGAGAGCAGTATTCACATTGGCTTGAGGAAGTTTCCTAAATAACTGGTTCATCATTCTAGCTTGTAATCCAATCGATTGATGCTCCATCCCCTCTTGAGCCTCGGCTGTGGGTAGCAGGGCAGCAATACTGTCCAATACTACAAGATCTACCTTCTGTTCACACAAAGACAGTAAAATATCTAACGCCTTCTCTCCTGTCTGAGGACGGGCCACAATCAACTTCTCGGTGTCAATGCCAATGTTAGCGGACCAAACAGGATCATAACTAAACTCAGCATCAATGAAGGCACATTTATTGCCTAACGTTTGAGCATGAGCAATGATACGTTGCGAAATATAGGTTTTGCCAGAGCTCTGATACCCAAACAACTCTGTCACCGCCAAACGTGGTACACCACCACCCAACATCCCGTCTAACGCAGGCATACCTGTTTCAATACGCCGAGTATCTAAGGCTTCATCATTACCAATCATAAGATTGGTTTTGAGTTCTTTATTGATTACATCTAATATCTTTTTTACATCGTCACTCATTTGACATATCTCCCCAACTCTTTTTTGAACGTTTCATCTCAACAATCATTGGAACGTTAAAACTTCCATTTGGAGAATTCGTAAAATCCTCCATAATCTCTTTAATTCTAGGCAAGGTGGATTCATCAATTTCATCAAGAACTATACTATCGTGTACAACATTACAAATGAACCCACCAACCTGAGTGAGATACTCCCAAACATTGAACAGACTGATTTTAGACATCTCAGCACAGGTCCCTTGGATTACATAATTGACCCCTTTATAGCTGTCTTTTCCAGCAATATGGATTCGACGACCATAAAGAGTTCGAACATAGCCCTTGGTTGAAACTTCATTCGGCAATTGTGTCTCACTGTAATAACGCAATTCCGGGTAACTATTCCAAAACTGATCAAAAATAGTAGTGGCTTGACGATAGGAAATACCTGCTTCATCAGCAAGCTTTTTTGCTCCAGCACCATACAAAGAAGCAAAATTAGTTTGCTTCGCTGTTTGTCGTTGATCAGAGGTTGCACCATCCCCCCAAATCAAATTAGCGGTATACATATGCATGTCAATACCATCATTAAACGCATCAATCATGTTCTGCTGTTTTGAGACATGGGCTGCCACACGCAATTCTTGTTGGGCGTAGTCAAAATCAAAAAATTCTTGATCCGGCACAAAGAGTCGTCGTATTTCTTTCTTTCTAGGAATATTCTGGAGATTGGGGTTACTCCCTGAAAAACGTCCTGTTATCGTACCTGAAGCATTCCAATGGGCATGGATACGTCCCTTATGTTGTAGCTTCGGATACGACTGCACATAAGTGTTATCCAGCTTCTCAAGGTCCCGCCAATCCTTAATCAACTTGGCAACTTTAGATCCCACAGGATGCTTAATCTTCTGTAATGCCTTTACATTAGTGCTACGGCCCCCACCCTCAGTCTCAATGGCAGGTTTGATGCGTAGTTGATCATAGAAGTACTCAGCAAGTTGTTTAGTTGAACCGAGCTCTAATGGGCGCCCAACTATTGAATAAATTTCATCCTGTATATCTCGTTGTTGGGCTTTGAGTTGACGATGCAGGGTAGAACAATACTCCAAATCAATCTTAATGCCCCGTTGCTCCATAGACATAATTACGGGAATTAGCCTATGTTCCATATCAACCAGTTGCATATGTCCGGGTCTTGCCTTTAACTCGTCCAAGAACAGATACGCTAAAGCCTTAGTTAAAACGGTATCCATACAAGCATAGGGATCCATAAAATCAGCAGGGACGAAGTCGTAACTTTTCAGCTTATACTGCGTCATATACATCTTAATGGTATCTTGTGCAGCGGATGCGGCCGAACCAAATATAGCTTCACCTAACTCTTTTAGCCCCTTTTCTCCCCCTGTGTCCCTCAGATGTGCCAATCGCAGGGTATCTAAAATATTTTTAGGGGGAAGTGCTCCATATGTCTCTCGAATCATATGCAAATCAAATTCACAATTATGAAAAACGAAGGTCTTATAGTCAGCCTTAAAAAGGTCAGCCATAAGTGTACCAATATTAGATACACCAAAATCAGTGTTGCGTATAAATGTAGCCTTATCATCCCATGCTAAAGAAACACCAAAAGCACGATCTTCCATCCAACGTAGACCCGTTGTTTCCGTGTCTACGGCAATGTAATTATCATTACTAGAGAGAATCGAATTCTTTAGAGAATCAAGACTCTGGGGGGAGATAGGGACGTAACGTGGTAGTTGCTGTGTTGCCATCACTGCTTATCCTTATTGCATCATTAAAATCGGGGATTCGTTCCATACTGATTCGACCTGGCGGAAAAGTATTAATACATTGAATAAAAAATGGTAACTGAAAATACACACATTCAAATGGTTGCATGATAGTTACATCTTCAATCATCAGTTCCGCCTCAATATTTGATCTTGGAACACTTAATTGAATTCCATTCCCCTCAAGAGTTGGAGCAATTCCAATTAAATCTTGCTCCGTCGTCTGCAAGGCCAACCGCAATTGGTCTAATGTTTCCTTTTTATCCATTTCACATAATTTAGTTCCTGTTGACTGGCGTAACTTATGGACCATATCAGGATAAGCCTGTTGAATTCGTGGTGAATATAAAGTCATAGACTCATTTGACATCACCACATGTCGCTCATTCTCAGATAATCCAATATTTACTGTCTCTGACCCAGCCAATAATCGAACAATAGCTTCAGTAAACTCAACAGGGATGACTAAATCGGGTAATTGTTCCCCTGTAAAGGGTACAGTTGCAGTGAAAAGACAAAAACCATTCATACCTGATATCACAAACTCATCTTCAGTTGAACCAATATACGAATAGGTGAGATTAACCTGATCAAAAGTTCGTGACACAAAGTTTTTCGACGAATCCAAAAGCCCTAAAAAGCTAGAATCCGTTGTACAGTTAAGCCCAATCATTGGGGAATCAGGTATATCATCATAAATCCCTTCAACATAAGGAATCTTAACCTGAGATCTACCTGACTTCACCACTATTGAACCTTTTCCATCAGGAATTAAATTAACTGATGAGGTCTTAAACCCACCAATAATATCCCTTAGTTTAGATATTGAGGCTGAGAAAACAAAATTTTCATCAGTCTCAACATCTTCAACATTCCAAATAGGCATATCCCCATCTTGATAGATACGAAATTGCCCACCCTGAACTAGACCCAACACTGGAGTTTTCTTGGAAGTGTTTGAAATAACAGAAGCGATAGAACTTAATTTACGCTCCAGTGAAACTCTAGCAACCTCTACCATTTAACTTCCTTCTCTTTACCCTTACCTGACATCCCATCCAGTTGCTTTTGCATTTCATTGACTTTACGACCAAGCTCCATAATCACTGATTCATTATCAGTAATATCAGCCTGAGTGATTAATTTGCCCATTGCAGTTTCAAGGGCAGGCCACGCTGTTTCATTAACCGTGGCAATAGCCCTATCAATCTGGTCCTGAACATCACCATCAATGTCTATGTCAAGGATAGCGATTTGAGGGCGGAAAAAATTAAATCCGCCCCCGGTTTGCATCTTAAGCGTCATCCCAAGTTCGACGTTAACCTTCGCCATTGTTATCCTCTGTTGACCCCATCTTGTCATACGCAGCTTCTTCCCGATCAATCTCTTCCTTTGACTCTGGAGCTGGAGCAGAAGTCATCGTATAACCATCTCCACCCTCCTCATTGAACTGAGGAACGTCAATCTCCGTAATGATTCCCGCTGCAATACTTTCAATGTCAGGT